CCATATATCGTTAATCGTTGTCTGTCTGGGCACCTTGATTGTGTCATGTACGCTAACGAGATGAACAAGTATCCTAATTTAAATAAAGATATGCAATATTCTTTTTATCTAAATACTTTGAGGAAAAGAAAGAGGTTCTCTCCCTGGATCCGAAAGGATAAAGTCCAGGATTTAGAATGTGTCAAACAATACTATGGTTATAGTAATGAGAAGGCATCTCAGGCTCTGAAAATTCTGACAAATGAACAGATTAACTTTATTAAACAACGACTTGATGTTGGAGGAATGAAATGACTACTGTGGAACCTACAGTTCAATGGTCTCAGGACCAAATGGTTGAAGTGCTTCTCAATGAACCTGATGATTTTTTGAAGGTGAGAGAAACGTTGACAAGGATTGGTGTTGCATCAAGAAAAGAAAAAAAACTTTATCAATCATGTCATATCCTTCATAAACAAGGAAGATATTATATCGTTCATTTCAAAGAACTTTTCGCTTTGGATGGTAAACACGCTAATCTCACTCTTAATGATGTTCAGCGTCGTAATCGTATTGCTCGTCTTCTAGCAGATTGGGGACTTATCTCAATTGTAAATGAAGATTCTGTTCTTGATATTGCACCTCTAAATCAAATTAAAGTTTTGGCTTATAAGGATAAGGGTGAATGGATTCTTGAACAAAAATATAATATAGGAAAAAAGACCAAACCCCAAGAAGAAACTCAATAAATAAGAATGAGACTCTTTTCGTGCGGTCTCTACAAAAGTCGGAACACCACATAAAGAGGTATGGTTAACCCTATACCTCTTTTTTTATTGTCGTGTTATAAATAAGTATGGATGCCTTCGGGGTCCACAAAACACAAACTCGCTTTTAAAGGAGCTACGAATCATGGGAACCCTTGCACGATATACTGCTGCGGACCTACCTGCGTTGATGGAACGCATAAATAGGAATAGCATTGGAATGGATGAATACTTCGATAGGTTGTTTAATCTCCACGAAACAACAAAGAACTATCCTCCATTTAATCTGGTCACGGTCAGCAACGTAGAATCGAGACTAGAAATAGCACTAGCAGGATTTAAAAAGAAAGAAGTAAATGTCTACACACAAGATGGAAAACTTTTTGTTGAAGGACAAAAAGAGGACACCGAATCAGAAACCACTTATGTCCACAGAGGAATGGCTCAACGATCTTTCACCAGATCTTGGACACTGGCAGAGGATACGGAAGTTAGATCAGTTGAATTTGAGGATGGGTTGTTAACTATTGTTCTGGGAAGAATTGTACCCGAACATCATCAGAAGAAAGTCTGGTTCTAAATAGTTTTGGCTACCTTGTAAATATCGTCGTCGCAGAGGGGTAACTGGCACAATCCAGTTGACACCCCTCTTTTTTATTGGTAAAATAAATGAAGGAAACTAAAATTTATGACTATTAAACTAGCACTACTCAAATCTGGTGAAGATATTATTTCTGATATCAGTGAAATGACTTCAGGTGATAGAGTAATTGGTTATTATATGACCAAACCATGTGTCGTTAAACTTCTAAAACCAAACATGCAGGAAGGAGGCAAACCAGGAGTTGAAATTACTTTATATCCATGGATGCCTTTAACAAAAGACACTGAGATTCCAATTCCTGCCGATTGGTTAGTTACGATGGTAGAACCAGTTGACAACCTAAAAGAAATGTACACAAGAGACGTAATAGAACATGGAAAAGACAATCAAAGCGATTCTACTGGAGAACAATCAGATTCTGATCAGTCAGATTGATGAAGTTCCTGCATCAATTCCTGGAGAACCAGATTGCAAACTGACTAAGCCTTTCCTTGTAGTGGAAGGTGGCATGCTAGAATCATGGATGATGGATGTAACAAGAAATGATGAATTTATGATTAGTTCTGACAAAATTTTAACTCTTGCAGATCCAACTCCAACACTAATTGAAAAGTATCAGGACTTAACTAAGTAATGCTTTTCTTTTTATAACGAGAATACCATCCAGTATATTTTCCGTTTTTATAATTTGCATTATTTTCCCCCCTTACTTCATCGTAAGTTCTATCTGTTCGTCTCCCTTCACTATATGCTTTTTGTAAAGAAAGGGAAATTTTTTTCTTTTGCTCTTCTGACATTTTTTTTCCTTTTTGTGAAGATACTTTTCCTTTCCTATACGAAGACATTTTTATCTTAGTTTCTTCGGAGTGTCTAAAACCTAAAGTTCCTTGCCCACCTTTATTGCAATTATAACCTTCCTTCAAGGTATTAAAATGTTCTATCCAATATTGCTCTTTCTCATCAAGTAAACAAATGTTACACTCTTCAAGTGTAAATATTTTAAAATCTTGTTTTGAGTATTTTCTTATTGCGTGATATAATGGAGTATCAACACCTTTTTTTGCCTGCAACCAGTGCTGATATATTCTTTTTGACAACCTTTGTTTAGTTTGTCCGATGTATCTCTTATTAGTTATTAAATTTTGAATACAATAGATACATCCCATAATAGTTCTTTTATCTAATATTATTTATGTCTCAAAGGTTTTACACTAATGTTCAATTAATTGGAAATCAATTCCTCGTTCGTGGAGTTGATAATGGAAAACGATATGAGTATAGAGATGAGTTTTTTCCCACTCTATTTGTAAAGAGTAAAAAAGATTCTAAGTATAGAACATTAAGTGGACAGTCTGTAGAAGAAGTAAATCCTGGTACTGTTAGGGATTGTAGAGAATTTTATAAAACTTACGATGATGTTAATGGATTTGAGATCTATGGAAATGATCGATATATCTATCAATATATTTCAGAAAAATATCCAGAGGATGAAATTAAGTTTGATATTAGTCAAATTAAATTAGTAACTCTTGATATTGAGACTGCATCTGAAAGAGGATTTCCCGATGTTGAATCTGCATCAGAAGAAATTCTTGCCATAACCATTCAAGATTATAATACAAAGAAAATTACAACTTGGGGTATAAAACCTTTTTTCAATAAGCAAAAGAATGTGACTTATCATCATTGTCCTACTGAACAAGAACTTTTAAGTCACTTTATTAATTACTGGATGGTTGATGTACCAGATGTAATTACTGGTTGGAACATTCAGTTTTATGATATTCCATATATCTGTAAGCGACTCAATCGTGTATTGGGTGAGAAACTGATGAAAAGATTCTCACCATGGGGACTTGTTACTGAAGGCGAAACCTATGTTCAAGGCAGAAAAAATACTACATTTGATGTAGGTGGTGTCACTCAACTTGATTATCTTGACCTCTATAAGAAATTCACTTATAAGGCTCAGGAATCATATCGTCTTGATTATATTGCAGAAGTAGAACTGGGACAAAAAAAACTAGATCACTCTGAATTTGATACCTTCAAAGACTTCTACACTCATGGATGGCAAAAGTATATTGAATATAATATTGTTGACGTAGAACTTGTTGACCGATTGGAAGACAAGATGAAGTTGATTGAATTAGCTTTGACTATGGCATATGATGCCAAAGTAAATTATGTTGATGTGTTCTATCAAGTTAGGATGTGGGATACTATTATCTACAACTACCTGAAGAAAAGGAATATTGTCATCCCCCCAAAAAATAAGTCAATAAAAAATGAAAAGTACGCAGGTGCTTATGTTAAAGAACCGATTCCTGGAAAGTATGATTGGGTTGTGTCTTTTGACCTCAACTCTCTCTATCCTCATCTTATCATGCAGTACAATATTTCCCCAGAGACCCTACTGGAGGAACGACACCCAACGGCTACAGTTGATAGAATACTTGAAGAGGAAATAAACTTTGAACTTTATAAAGATAATGCTGTATGTGCCAATGGAGCAATGTACCGCAAAGATGTTCGTGGGTTCTTACCAGAACTTATGGAGAAAATGTATGGTGATCGTGTAATCTTCAAAAAGAAGATGCTCCAAGCAAAGAAAGAATATGAGAAGACGCCTACTAAAGCACTTGAAAAGGAGATCGCCAGATGTAACAACATTCAAATGGCGAAAAAGATTTCTCTTAACTCTGCTTATGGTGCTATTGGTAATCAATATTTCAGATACTACAAACTAGCAAATGCTGAAGCAATTACCTTATCAGGTCAAGTTTCTATACGTTGGATTGAAGGTAAGATGAATCAGTATCTAAATAAATTGTTGCAAACAACAGATGAGGATTACGTAATTGCATCCGATACAGATTCAATTTATCTTAATCTTGGACCTCTTGTTAATAAATTTTTTGCTGCTAAGTCTAGCGACAAAGCTGCAATTGTGGGATTACTTGACAAGATCTGTGAAGATAAGTTTGAACCGTACATTGACAAGTGTTACCAGGACTTGGCGAATTATGTATCGGCGTATGACCAAAAGATGCAAATGAAACGCGAGAATATCGCTGATCGTGGTATCTGGACTGCTAAGAAACGATATATCCTTAATGTCTGGAATAGTGAGGGTGTCTCATATTCAGAACCCAAATTAAAAATGATGGGTATTGAAGCAGTTAAATCATCAACACCTGCACCTTGTAGAAAGATGATTAAAGATGCTCTTAAATTGATGATGAGTGGGACGGAGGAAGAAGTGATTGACTTCATTGATAAATCTCGTTCAGAGTTTAAAAAACTTCCACCTGAACAGATATCATTTCCACGTTCTGTATCGGATGTTGTAAAATATAAATCGTCTTCAGACATTTATTCTAAAGGAACTCCTATTCATTGTCGTGGAGCATTATTGTTTAATCACTATATTAAAAAACATAAATTGGACAATAAGTATTCTCT